CCCGCCGGCTGGCCTTGCCGGAATCGCGCTCGACAAGTGGGACGAGATGGTCGACCTGCTCTCGAAGATGGGCGTGTTCACGCAGGCTGATCGGCAGCCGCTTCAACGCTACTGCCTGATGTACGAGCAGTGGCTCGCGCTCGAAGCGCACTGCAAGGAACATGGTTGGACGCAGGTGACACAGACTGGGTACAGCCAGATCACCGCTGAGGCCACGCTGATCAAATCTCTTCGGGCCGACATGCTCGCGATCGAGCGACAGTTCGGCATGACCCCCGCCGCACGCTCCTCGATCAAGGCTCCCGGTGCCTCTGCCCCCGAAAATCCTCTTGCCGCGTATATCTCGCGACGAGGCGGTTGAAAAAGGCGAGCCGTTCTACTTCGACGAGACCAAGGCCGCGCACGCGGTCGGGTTCTTCGAGAAGTTTCTGATCCACTCGAAGGGTCGCTTCGCCGGCAAGCCGTTCACGCTGCTGCCGTGGCAGAAGCATGACGTCATCGAGGAACTCTTCGGGTGGATGCGAACTGACTCCGACACGCGAAAGTATCGTGTCGGGTACATCGAGGTTCCGAAGAAAAACGGCAAGTCGACCCTCCTCTCCGGCATCGGCCTCTACATGCTCGTCGCAGACGGCGAGCCATCGGCCGAGTGCTTCGGTGCTGCAAACTCGCGAGATCAGGCGAGCATCGTCTACAAGCAAATGAAGGAGTTGGTACAGGCGAGCCCGTACCTGTCGTCGATGCTGGAGATCGTCGACTCTCGCAAGACGATCGCCTGCGTCCCGACAAACTCTTTCTGGCGGGTGATCTCGTCGGACGCCGGCCGTCAGGAAGGCTTGAACATCCACTCGCTCTGTTATGACGAGATACATCAGAGCCGCGACCGGGCCCTATGGGACGCCGTCCGCTACGGTTCGATTTCTCGAAGTCAGGGCCTCGTGCTCGCCATTACAACAGCCGGCATCGACCGAGACTCGATCGGCTACGAACTGCATGATCAGGCGATCAAGGTCATGGAAGACCCGTCGTACGACTCGCAGTTTTTCGCATACGTCCGCGCGGCCTCCCCGGACGACGACTACAGGAGTCCGAGCGTCTGGCGTGCCGCGAATCCGTCGTTCGGTGTCACGATGGACGAGGAGACTTTCAAAGCCGACGTGCTGGAAGCCGAGCGGTCTGGCGGCTCGAAACTCGCCGGCTTCTTGAGATACCGCCTCAACGTCTGGGTGCACGGCGAAAACAAGTTCGTGAACTTGACCCAGTGGGAGAAGTGCAAGGGCAAGTCGGGACACCTCGACAAGTCTCGCGTCTGGTACTGCGGGCTCGACCTCGCCCAGACATGGGACGTCAACGCGTTGGTGGCGGTCTCGAAGGCCCACGACGACGTCTACGACTGCCTGTTCAAGTTCTGGATACCAGCCGACAACGCGCACCAGCGAAAAGAAGAAGTGCCGTACACGGTCTGGGCGAAAGACGCGTCGACAGGCTTGGTGATGACGCCGGGAGATACGTGCGACTACGAGTTCATCAAGCGAGACATCCTCGCGTTCGCGAAGGAGCGTCAGGTCGCGAAGATTCTCTGCGACCCACACAACGCCCATTACCTGACGCAACAACTTCAGGCGGAAGGCCTGACCGTGCTAGGCTTTTCACAGTCGTTCGCCTCGATGAACTCGTCGACGCGTCTGCTCGAAACATTGATCAGTCAGGGCCGGCTGAGGACTCAAGACAACCCGATCATCAACTGGATGGCCGGCAACGCGGTGACGAAGACGTCGGCCGAGGGGTACATCAAGGTCGTGAAGCCATCCAGCACAAGCCCTGCCCGAGTTGACGGCATCGTCGCGCTCGTCATGGCACTTGCCGGGGCCAGCGACGCCGAGGCCGCCGCCAAGACTCCCGAGCCGGAGATTCTCGTGCTATGAGCGAAGAGCGGGTCTTGTCCGACATTGTCTGGACACCGGAACGCGGGCACGCGGAGCCCGAGATTCGCTCCATGTACTGGAACAATCTTCTCTTCGGAGAAGACGGCTTCACTGGCAAGACGCAGACGTCCGCCGACATCCGGATCACGCCGGACACGGCCCTCCAGAGCACTGTCGTCCTCGCCGCGTGTCGCATTCTGGCCGAGACCATCGCGGCCATGCCCTTGCATGTCTATCGCCGCACCAAGGACGGTTACAAGGAACTCGCCTCGGACATTCCTCTCTACAAGGTCTTGTCGTTCGCGCCGAACGAATGGCAGACCAAGTTCGAGTTCTTCGAGCAGATGGTTATGAGCCTTACCCTCTGGGGTAATTCCTATAGCCGCATTCGGTCGGGAAGGTACGGGGCCGTGTCAGCGCTCGACAACCTTCACCCGTCGAACATGGACGTGGAGCGTCTTGAGAACGGCCGGCTTCGGTATTCGTACATGAATCCCGAGAACGGCCACGCCGAGAAATACACCCAAGACGACATCATGCACGTCCGGTGGACTCCGGAGCCGGACGGCATCAAGGGCATGGTCCCGGTGGAGATCGCCCGCGAGGCGATCGCGCTCGCGAGAGCCTGCGAGATTCACGCCGGCAGGTTCTGGGCGAACTCCGCTCGCCCGGGGATCGTGCTCCAGACGGACAATTCGCTGTCTCCAGAAGCGGCCGAGCGTCTTCGTGACAACTGGGAGAGAATTCACAGGGGCGTCGACCGAGCGAGCCGAACAGCGATCCTCACCAACGGGCTCCGTGTTGAGCAGGTCGGCTTCAATGCAGAGCAGAGCCAGTACGAGTCCACGCGACGCTTCCAGTCCGAGGAGATCGCGAGGGTCTACAGGTTGCCTCTTTCGCTGATTCAGGGCCAGTCGTCCGGCAGCATCGAGGAGAACGGACAAGAGTTCGTGACGTACACGCTCGTGCCGTGGCTGCGTCGAATCGAGAGCGCGATCTCCCGCAGCCTGATCTACAACGACGACGTGTTCTTCGCTGAGTTCGACACTCGCGGCCTGATGCGAGGCAACTCAAACGCTCGCGCCGCGTTTTATTCCACGATGCTCAACCTCGGCCTGATGACGCACAACGAGTGCCGCAGGGCCGAGAATCTTCCGCCCATGGGCGAGATCGGCGACCATCATCTGGTCGCGATGAACCTTCAGCCGATCGAGGAGGCACTCAAGCCCAAGGAGCAGCCCGGCGGCATGCCCGGTATGCCCGGACCCCCGCCCGAGGCCGCAGGTGGCGTGCCGAGTCTTCCAGAGGTCAAGACTGGCAAGACTCCGATGGAGGCCGAGCAGGGCGAGCCGTCTGAGAAGAAGCCCGAGCCGCTCGTCGAGTACGCGAAGGGCAAGTTTGGTCGCGTCAAGCATGTGATGGAGCAAGGCACGCTCGATCTCAAGTCGGGCGAGAAGATCGAGGTAGAGCCCGGCAAGCCGCTTGCTCTCGTCGTCGACGAGGAGACGGGCGACGAGGTTGGCATCGAGGCGTCTAAACTCAAGCCGGCGGAGGAGAAGCCAGCGGTCGAGGAGAGCCGAGGGCTCACGCCGCAGAGCGAGGCGCTCTACAAGGCTCAGGAGGAGATCGCGAGGAAGCAAGGCCGGTGGACGCAGGTCGACGCTCACTACTCGCCTCGTTCGCCGTTCGCGAATCGCGGAATGGTGTGCCGCAATTGCGTGTACTACGAGGAAGGCGGCGCGTGCGAGATCGTCAAGGGCGGGATCAATCCGGACGGCATCTGCAAACTGTGGGTGATTCCCTCGGAGAAACTCATCGAGGCGAGGTCTCCGGAAGAAACAGAGCAGCGAGTCTTCGGCGACAACTGCGGGCGAGACGACGGCGGCCGGTTCGGGCCGAAGAATCAGTGTCAGGCTGATGGCACAGGCGGCGGCGGTGCCGTTGCCTCCGAGAAGCCACCCTCTGCGACGAAGACACCATCGCGACGCGTCAGCGGCGACGACGTCGAGAAACTGCTCGACAAAATCTCGCAGAACCCAGATGGCTTCACGCTTGACCCGAGTTCCGCCGAGTCGCCGTCGGACGGAATCATGGTCAGCGAGTTCCAGAACGACAGCAGACGGTCGTTACAGATCAAGGCCAGCGAGATCAGCACGAGAGAAGGACGCGACGCATTCGCGTCGTGGCTCAGCGATAACGAAGACGTGCTCGACAATGCCGATCGGTACGTTGGCGGCTGGCGAGCAGGAGACGATTTCTACATCGACATTGCCACAAGGTTTTCGCCCGACAGGGCCGAGGATGCCCTCGAAACCGGACGCAAGGCCGGGCAACTCGCCGTGTTCAACCTCGGAACTTTCAAGGAGACTTGGGTCCAGTACGAGAGCGGCGACTCGCGGAAGCCGGACAACTGGGACCGCGGTTTCGCTCGCGCGAGGAAAGACGCTCAGGTCAGTCAGGTCTATGGCGACGGCCCTGATCTGCAAGAGGCAGACAACGCTGCCGAGTTGTCAAAGCACGGCAAAAAGACCGTCCGAGCGTATAATCCCGCCGAGGAGAATGAGCATGAGCAGCGATCCGCAGCGGTTCGACGTGCCGATGGCGAAGAGGACGTTGCTGGAGAAGTACCGCGCGATGCGGGCGTACTTCGAGCGAGTGGCGAAGAGTCAGGGCGAGAGCCTCGATCCGAGTTGGTACGAGGACGGCCCGGACCAGATGCCGCAACTCTACAAAGATCAGAAGCCGTCTCCCGAATGATCTCGTCCGCCGAGGCGGCATGCCGCGATCATCTTGGGGGCTACTTCCCTCGCGTCGAGTGCCGTGACATTGGCGATGCTTACGCCGTGTATTCGCCAGACGACGACACGCTCTATGTGTCACCGGAAGCCGGTGAGCCCGATGATTCCGACGGCTGGACTTCGAGCGGCAACCCCCTTCTCCACGAGGCGTGCCACAGGCTTCACTACCAGTCAGACCCTGAGTCATACCGAAAGTCTGAACTGGTGACGTTCTCCGACGAGCAGCGATCTCTCATCGAGTCGCAGGTGTCTCGATACGCAGCCGTCAATGGCCGTGAGTTCATCGCCGAGTACATCGCTGGGCAATTGTCTGGGAAGACGTACTCGCCTGAGATCACGGCGATCGCAAGGTCTGTCTGGCGATGATCTTTCTTGAGAAGAAGTTCTCGTTCGCCGAGTATCGCGGCCTCGTCGAGGCTCGCAACTCAGGCCAATGCACGGACGCAGACCGCCAAGACGGCGGGCGTTTCGGCGACGGGAACGACTGCGGCGCGACGAATGGCGGTGGACAAGACGTCGCCGTGGCCGCGAAGAAAGCCAAAGAGAGAAACGTCGACGTGATGCTCGGCGGCGGCAAGCGGGTCGCCGTGATGGACGAAGAGGCGAGGCAGCGAGCAATCGATGACTTCAAGGAGAACCCCAAGCCGGAGGGCTCTGCGCCCGGGTCGACGACAGACCTGTGGGACAGAGAGTTCATAAGGAGAGCGAAGGGCCGCGTCCAGAAGCCGAAAGACGGCAGCCCTCCGTACGTCAGCGACGGCAAGATTGCTTCAACGGACGACGTGTTCACGCCAGAGGACTTGAGGCAGAACGATCAGTTCGTCGCTCACGAATCAGTCGCGCTGTACTTGTCCAATCGGCACGAAGAGGAGCGAAGGAAGACGGGAGCGTCCGGCCCCGGCTCGATCATCGACACGGCCGCGACCGAGATGCCAGAGCAGCAGATTGCGTATCTCGCCGACTCGCTGACAGAAGACGCGATTCACGCGTACGACGTGCTAGGTGTTGATCCGGGCTTCTACAGCACCGACCTCGAAAGCACGATGCGTCAGATGACGACTCGGCATCCCGAGTTCGAGTCAGACGAAAACTCGCGATTCATTTTCACGACGCTGCTCGCGATCACAAGCAGCGGACAGGGGCCGGACGCAAACCTGCGGGACGCAGACGACCTGTATCGCATGTTCAAGGAACACGGAACCGTGGTTCCTTCGGACTACGGCGGAGGCGCTCGCGATGTCACGACGTCCCTCAAGGTGTTTCAAGGGCTTCTTGATTCATTCGGCAAGGACAGAACGCGTCGCCTGTTGTCTGGATACGCTCCGGCCGGAACGATCGAAAAGACACTGGAGAGGCTCGCCGGCAAATCAAAGGTCGACGAGTGGAGAGCCAAGACTGGCTCCGCGCCGTGGTCTATGCCGGTCGACAAGCAGGGCAAGAAAAAGACGATGACGTCCGGAGAACTCCGTGACGAAGTCGTGCCGGTTGCCGCAATCTTCGGCCCGAAGATCGGCTCATTCTTTGCGAATCTGTCCGGGCGACACGAGTTTCTGACGATGGATCGCTGGCTCATGCGATCGGTCGGGCGAGTGAGCGGCGAACTCATCACGAGATCGACCCCAGAATCTGCAAAGAAGCGAGCCGAAGCGGCCTTGACCGCGCTTGAGGGCAGGTCGTGGAGCAAGGCGTTCCTGTTCGGCGTCGACAAGTCTCACGGCATAACGAAGGCTGATCTGATCAGGTCGCTCAAGATTCAGCAAAGAACAGGAGTGATCGAGGAAAACGGCGCTGCGTTCATCTGGGCGACGGCCGCCGAGCGATCTCACCAGAAGGTGAAAAGGCCGAGCGGTGGCGGGTACGGCGAGCACCCGGACCCGGCTGTCCATTCGATGCATCAGGCTGGCAACTCTCTTTTCAAGAGCCTGATCCTTGAACAGCAAGACCCAAAGACAGACAGGGCGAGGCGAAACATCCGCGAGGTGTTTCGCAGGGTTCAAGACGAGGTCGAGCGACGCACCGGCCGTCGAGCCGACATCGACGAGATACAGGCAGCGCTGTGGCAGTACGAGAAGCGTCTCTGGAAGCACCTCGGCGCGAAGACGAACATCACCGAGAACTCTCTTTTCTCCGCCGCGGCTGAGGGCGTGATTTCCGGAAGGATCAAGAGAGAGAAGCCTTTCCAGCCCGCGTCGAGACGAGACGCAGACGGCGGGCTCGACTTCGACACTTCGTCGTTTGACGCCGAGCAGGCGGCTTGGGAGTCGAACTTCGACGAACTGGGCATCGACATGATCGACGTCCTGAAGGCACTCGAAGAGGACGTCGAGGAGCGAGCGAACTTCGCGGCCCTTGACTTCGAGCAACGCGATGCCGCCTGCATCCGGCAACCCGGCGGCCGGTTCGGCGAGGGCAATAAGTGCCAAGCCGACGGCGACGGAGTGGCCGCTCCGGAAAAGCAAGACGACTCGTGGAAGGAGCAGACCGGCACTGTTTCGTGGTCGTCGTCGGAACTCGCCGAGAAGCCTCCCATCAGAGGCGGTGAGAAACTTCACTCGCTGAAGATCGAGGGCGCCGGCGAACTCGCGAGTGCGATGAGCACGCTCGGCGTCGACTCGCTCGATAGCATCGTCGCAATCGGAGGCGGCAAGACTCGCGGCGCCGCCGTTCGCGTCGCTCCGTACAGCGACACCGAGGTGTTTGTCACAGCGTCGATACCAATCGACCCCGCCTCGGACGTTGCCGATCCGGACGAGGGGTACGTCACGACGAACACGATGCTCTCTCGCGACCGCAACGGCGAGACGGTGCTAAATTACGTCAGCCTCTCAACGCCGATGTCTGTCTCCGGGTCGCCTAACGCAAACCAGAAGGACCGGCTCCGCGTGGCGAGCCTGCTCAGCGAGCAGTTCGTCGAGTCGCTGTCGGCCGCCGAATCGGCCGGAGTCTCTTCTGCCTTGATGCAAGCCGCCGGCGATTCCACGGATGTGTTCGTGCAGGGCTACCGACTCTGGCCGCAGTTCGGGTTCGACGCGCCCGTACCACTGCGAGAGTTGAGCAAGATTCCGGACGAGATCGTGCTGAAGGCTGCCGGCGTGCCGATCCCGCCCGCCGGCTCGACTCGAATCCCGCAGGAGACAGTCCTGCGAGGCCTGCGAGCCCGCGTGAAGAATCTCACCATCCAGCAGTTGATCTCAACTCGCGAAGGCGAGAGGTGGTGGGACAAGAACGGCAGTGACGTGACCCTCACGCTCGACCTGAAGGACAAGAACTCGCTCGGGTACCGCAGATTCCAAGAGTCAAAGAAGCGACTCGCCAGACTCAAGGAGCGAAACAAGTCGCGAGCATTCTTCGAGGACGCCGAATCCCGCGAAGCCGACTGTGGCCGCGACGAGGACGGGCGGTTCGGCAACGACAATGACTGCCAAGGCGGCGCAGGAACAGCAGTGGCGGCACCGGGCGATGCATGGAAAGAGTCCCCGTCCAAGAAAGAGTCATGGACTGCCGAGGACTTGAAATCGTCTTCGCCGATCGCAGGCGGCGAGAAGATGCGGTCGGTTGTTTTCAAGAACCCAGCCAAGATCGCCGCCGGTCTTGACGGAGGGATACTTCCTGAAGGCTCGACGATCGACGACCTCGTCGCGATTGGCGGAGGGGCTGTCCGCGACGCAGACCTTCAGGTGAGCGGCACGAGCAAGTACGACATCGAAATGTCGCTCGACGCCCCGGCTGACCCAGCCGAGCCAGACGGCTGGAGAGTCACGTCTTCGGTCTCTGTTTTTCGCGAGGACGATGACGGAGGATTCTTCGTCGACTACAGTCTGCTTGACATCGATCCTCCGCAGGAAATCCAAGACGTTGGGCGACTCTTGACCGACCCATTTCAGCCACCCGACGAGGAGACCATCCGTCAGGTCACGTCGGTGATGATGCAGCGAATGACCGAGTCTCTTGCGGCCGCACAGAAACTTGGCGCCGTGGCTGTTCAGACACTCGCGATTGGGTCGTCAAGCCGCAGAGACAAGTTCAAAGGCTATCGGCTGTGGCCCCAGTTCGGGTTCGACGGCCCCATTCCACCGCGAGCCCTGAGTCGCCTCGAAGAGGACGTCGACGCCGCCGGTTTGTCGCCGGAAGCGATGAATAAGTGGAACTCAGGCGAGCCGCTGACGGTGCAGGACGTGATCGCCACGAGAGAGGGCAAGCGTTGGTGGGACGAGAACGGCGCTGCCACGGAGATGCGACTCGACTTCTCGGATACGGCGAGTCGCGGGTACCAGCGTTTCAAGAAGATGCTCGACCGCCTTCCGCGACTGCGGGATCGAAACAAGTCCCGCGACTGGGTCGGCTGGATCGATGACCTTGAGTCGCGAGATGCCGACTGCGGCCGCGACGAAAGCGGCAGGTTCGGTCCGAGGAATCAGTGCCAAGAGGAAGGCGACTCACAGCCCGCTGCGAGCGTTCGAGTCAGCGGCGACGTCTCCAAGAGTCTGGATACGCTGAAGATCGATCAGTCAGACGTCGTTCGCCTTGCCGGCGCCGAGGGCGGCTCCGTCTTCATGCGACCGGCACCGGACATGGCGACCAATTTCTCCGGCGCGAGCATGCCTGTGCTCGTGAGTTGGGAGAAGCCGCTCGGCGGCATCGACTACGGACTGAGTGGATCATCCGCGGTCGGAACGAACAGCGACGGCGAGCCTGTCCTGTACCACAGCACGATCACCGTTGAGCCCGGCGCGGCAGACACCCCGGCAAAGAAGCACGCAGCGGCGAGGGCCTTCTATGAAGTGATGGCGAAGAGCCTTGAGGAGGCGAGAAAGTCGGGCTTCTCCGAGGTCCGATTCAACG